CTCTTCTCTCATTGCCTTGTGTTCTTCATCCCTACTAAGGGAATAATTTTCCGGCCTGGTAGCCATACTAATCACTCCCGTTTTAGTCCGCTTTACACGATCTGGCAAGCTGGTGATGGCCGCTCGGATCTTCGGGTCCTTGCGGCAGACAGTTACTAACGATAGAGGTATTTCGGTCAGATGTTTATCAACTTGCTTGGCAAGAATATTCACATTCCGACGTACTATCTTTCTAAAGGTTTTTCCGTCAGACGTGGCCTCGGCTGCAAAACCGAGCACGTCTTCAACATCAGCGTCCATCCACATTGACGACGCGTTAAATTTCCTTTGTTTTTTGCCATGCTCAAAGAGGGTAGAGTTGATCTCACCCTGGTAATCGGACACAAGAGTTTTCTCTTCATTGACAACTAGCCCGACCTCGCCTCCCTGAGCGACAATTTCGCCGCGGAGATTAGTGGTTGTTCGCACCTCGCGAGTTAGTAGATCATCGCCGTTAACCAACAGCGGATGTCCACTCCATTCTTTAAAACCAATCTCCTTCCTTTCCATCATGGCAGTCAGTGCCATATCAACTACGGTCTTGTTGATTATGCACAGGAGCGGAAAAGACAAAACAGAACCCATGGGCTGCCCTGTAAATGTCTCCCTCCCGTCAATACGGAGGTTTGCAAGCACTTGCAATGCCTGGTGTTCATCTTCCGTAATGACGTCTGCCATTTCCTCAAGGACCTCAACTGCAACTCTTACGTAAGCCGACTTGATGTTGTCTGTCGCCGACGAGTAATCGAAACTCAGTAGAGAAGCGCCTGTAAGGCCCCTGACGTGCTCTTCGGTCGGGTCTCCGACGAGCAACCACCCTCGCTTTTTTAACATTTCATACAACGAGTAATGGAGTGGAGCCAACCGCCGAGTGTTCTCTGCAGAGTATAGTGTAACTACCCTGGGTTTACCAGATGAAAACACCAACTCGGTACGGCAGTCGGTTGAGAATTCTTCCTCATTCCAATTACCCCCGTCCCTTCTGGTGAAACGCCGGGTAGCGTGACCATTGGGTATGAACGGGGAACGTTTTCGGTCCCATCCCTTCTCGACATTAGCACGCATCGCGACTCTGAATCGCTCGAGATGCTCATTATCGACAGCAACTGGTAGGAACCTGGCCTCTTTCCACTGGTCAAGCTTCTCTTCGAAAAGAGGCAAACAGACTTTACAGCAAGATTTCTCAATCTTCTGGATAGTCTTGAAGCTTAATTCCCAGACGATAGCTAATTCGTCAGAGAAGCATTGTCGAACTGCAGCGCGTAGGCCACCGCAGTTAATGTGCTGGGGCATTTCACGGTCACTACGAGGGACGCCCAACCCCTCATAAAATTTCACTAGTGTTTTCATTTTTCTTATTAGTCGTAGACTCTGGGAGCATCCATCCTCAACTTCGTCGCAAAGCACCGTAAACGGGTTAGCAGCGTCGTCGAGGATTAGCCCCTGGCCAGTCATCTCGTTCACTAGATCATTTCCTTTGTCAAGCCCTCCAGGCTCAACACGTTCGAAATCGCATTCCGCAGGACCAAGTCGTGCGATAACTTGGTCAAGGACCCACTCGGCATCATAAGTTAACTTCTTTGAAAGCAAGTTCTCTCTGAATGTGTGGGCTCCCTTATACGGGAAGTTTCGATACATTGAACATCGGTACGGGAGAGTTATAGGAGGAGGTGCGGGCTTGGACTTTTGCG